GGCAGCGCCGGGGAGGTTGTTTGTCGTAGCGTTGTGGGTCAGCGTCAGGATACCGTCGAACACTACAAGCCGAAGCATACCGCTACCGAGGGTTACACCCGTGATAGTTGTGGTTCCTGTGACATGCACACCGTTGCCCGTTGCCGTGGTCAGGTTGAGCGTAGTGGCAGATGCAATGTCTGCACCCTTTACCCAATCCATTGCGCCAAGCATCTGAACCGCGCCGGTAGTAAATAACTGCTCGTAGCGGAGCGAGTTACCCGCCGCAGAACCTGCGCCTAGCCCGGTGAACTTGTACCCAGACATGGGCAGGTTTGCCGTGATCGTGGTCTGGCCGTCCTTTGCTATGACGGTCGATAGCCCCGTGGCAATGTCTGCTGTGAATGCGTTGAAGACAGCCGCCTCAATCAGCGTGTTGGCGCTGACAGGTTGGCCGGTTGAATTTATGACGAAAGCGCCCGAACCGTTGAATGACACTGTTATTTCCTCCCAAGTATTGCTGCGGTGATGCGAGGATCGAAAGTCTTCTGTATCGGCAACTGAGTATCGCCAGCCTGATACAGCGCAGAGTAAGCGTCTGACTTTCCGCGCAATCCACCTAGTTTTGCTCCTGCTCCAAACTCTTTCTCAAGAGCCTGAAGTTCCATTGCCGCAGCAGCCTGCTTACGTCCGTCAATCGGGTACTTGTTGTTGATGATAGAACGCAGTTCCTCTGCGCGTTGAATGAAGGCTTCTGTTGCCTCTACCATTGGCTTCTGCTGCCAGAACTCAGTCTTGCCCATGAAATCCACAGGAGGACGCTCTGCTCCACCACGATTCTTGATTGCGGCTACTTGCTCATCGGCAAGGCTCAACAACCCCCTGCCTTCAGGTGCAGGTGGGTATTGCACCTCTGGCATCTTTAACCCCTCACTTTTTGGGATCAAAGATAGTCCACTTTCCTCTGGAATACCTCCGCGCTGATACATAGGCTGCAAGCGCCCCTCAATTGGCATTTCGACGCTAGGCATCTGAGGCTCTGCGCGAACCGGCATTGCCCCTTCATCTGCCATTCCAATCAATCCACGACCCTGCGGAACCGGCCCTTGCGGAGTCGGAGGCACCAAAGGCTCACCCACCGGAGCAAGCGACAAGGGTTCCGGCCCAACCGGAGTCTTCTCGTACCCTAGAGCCTGACGCATTGGCCGAGCATCAACAGGGATAGCGTTCTTGCTCTGGTAGCCCGGTGATGCGATACGGCGAGCGCCAAGGATACTTGCCATCTCGCCAAGTCCAGCGCCAGCAACAGCACCACCCAACGTACCCATACCAGGCGCTAGCACAGTTCCAACGCCCATGCCGATTGCAGCAGGAACACCTGACCTAGCCAGATGCCGCTGAATGGTAGAGAGTGGCCCACCGGAACTAAACGACTCAGGGAACACACCGGCAACCTTACCAAGGTCAGCAAACGGCCCGGTCAGCGCATTGTCCTCTGCGGTAAGTTTCGCCAACTTACCCATGTCGACCTTGCCTGTGTTCTCATTGAAGATGTCTTCAAGAGTGTAGGTCTTGGCTTGGGTTGCACGGTCTTGCTTGTACTGGTCGAGCAGTTTCCCAAGTGCAGGGTTGGCTTCTGCCTGACGCTGCAGGTTCTGATCGATCAAGCCTTCCAGTTCGCGTGAGATGCCTTCACGAACCTTTGCCATAGCCATCTTTTCAGGGCCGAGATCAGTACCCTTGCGGATGTCCCTAGCCTCTTTCCGAAGTTGCTCAATGTTCCGCAGAACGTCAGCGCCGCTCATCCCGTTCTGGATGTCGGTGATAGCGCGATCAATCAGGTTTGACGCAACTTTCTGTGCGGCCTCATCACCGATAACACGCGCCGGCTGAAGTCGTGCAATGGCTTGGCTAACAGCTCCATCGTCGGTGAATCCACCCATCTGCTGAATGGTTGCGCGTGATCCACCGGCAGCATCTCTTGCAGCCCGTATGGACTCAAGCGATAGGGGAGTCTCTGCCGCAATCCCGACATCTAGCTTCAACGCCTGTTCTGGCCTGCCTACGTTAGCCTTGGTAAGCGCCTCTGCCTTGTCGTTGGCTTTGACAAATGACTCTGTAACCTTGTTCTTGACTGAAGGATTGACCTTGCGAGGATCAATCGCAATCCCGTATTGGTTTGCAATCCGTCCTGCATCAATAACACCAGCATTGGAAACGCTTTCCCGCGCCGCCTGAGACCTCAGGTAGGGGTCTTGTGCCGTACCCGTTACATTCGGACGATTGGCTGCTTTGTTCAGTCCTGCGCGGCCCATCAGGATCGTGGCAATGGCTTCAGGAGCCTTCTCGCCAATCATCTCAGCGCCAAGCTGTGTGCCGGTAAGTTCAGCAATCCCGCTGTTCTTCCCCATGAACGCGCCAAGTTTCCCGGCGTACTCAATCGGCAGGGCTACAGCCTTTGACGTTACCTCGCCTTCAGCAGTCCTTGGCTGATAGGTGTACTTGTCCTGCACGGCACGGACACGCTCTGCTGCTTGATCTACCGTACCACCACCGAGCAGTTTGTTGATGCCTTCGATGCCGCCGACAGCAGACGCCCCCATGCCAGTAAGCATCTGTGTCCCGGCTTCCGCTAGACCGTAAGCGCCGCGCACAAGTGGGTTGCTGCCCATTTGTTCAAATCGGCTAGGTTCCTTCGCAGAAGTCGGCGCTGGCTGGACGGCGGCAGAAGCACCACGCATAACACGATACTGACCTGCATCGCTTTTCTGTGCTTTGGCGACAGGAACCCACTCGCCGCCAATCATGGCGCGAAACTCTCCAGCATCGTTCTTCTGGACTTTCTCTGCGGATTCCCAATCAGCCATTACAGGTCTTTCCATTCACCGGAAGCGCCAGAAGCAGATGACTTTGGAGTACCGTCATCAGAGAAATACGTTCCATCACGGAGCGACTTTGCTTTCTCTTTTGCAAACCTAAGCCGAGCATTCACAGCATCTTCCGCTCTCTTAAAAATGCCCTCACGGACTTCTTTTGTCTTTCCTGAAGAACCCTGAACGTCAAGCAAAATCTTACGTTCGCCTTCTGTCGGCATACCACCAAATATCGCCTTCAACTGAGGCAAAGCAGACGATTGAAGAATGTTATCCAATTCAACAGTGTCATCAACAGTTTGTGGGCGAATTGCTGCGGGAAGGATAGACCCTACGTTAGCAATAGCGCCTGAACCTAGACCTCCCATTGCCTTGCTGTTTATACCCTTAGCCGCTTTAAGAAACTCAAGTGCCTGTGCGCCACCCTGAATTTCCTCATCAGTCTGGATCAGTTCCTTCTGGGCAGTCGGCGTCATGCCCTTACCCTTGCCCTGAACAAGCGCCTCACCAATTACGCGGCCAGTCCTTGCGTCGACTTTTACTGCCTTACCGTCTTTTACAATTTCTGTAACTGTGGGTGCGGGTTCCTGACGCAATCCTGCCGCTAACTGAACCATCGACTTCTGATTAGCAAAAGCAGACTCCTGCATTTCACGGCGAAGATCAGCAGCCCGCTTATCCGCTTCTTCCTTCGTGATTCGGCCTTCAGCAATTCGCAACTGAAGTTCATCCATCCTTGCTCGGATAGCGTCCTGCTTGTCTTCCTTGCGAGCATCCATCTGGAAGTCCATCTGCCCCATCTTCGACAGACGCGGATTCGTACTCACAGCGGCTTCGATGATTGCCTGACGGCGCTGATCAGGAGAAGGCGCAAACGCAGGCTTGACGCCCATCTCACCTTCAGGAGTCGGCGGCCCCATCGGTTGCTCTGGTGTGCCGACAGTGTTGCGCTTGTAGTCTGAAATCGCGGAAGCGTACTCTTGCGCCTTCCTGTCACTTAACGCTTTGTAGCCCTGCTCCGCACCCTGCGTAGCCTTGCTAGCGTTGTACTGGTGGAACATATTCGCCAGCCCTTGCAACGGTGATGCGCCGACATAGGTGTTACCCACCATGCCACCAGTAAGCGGCACTTGACCACGCTGCATCATCGCAGCAGCCATCTTCTCCTGATTGGATAAACGCCGCAGTTCAGCAGCGGTTTCGGGATCAGCATCCCACTCGGTTTGGCCGTATTGGTTAGTTGCCATGATCGTCCTCAGAACTTGAACGTGCCAACCGGAGCGCCAATAGCAGCACCGCCGAGGCTGAACAACCCGCTCATCATGGCATTGTTCCCTGCCGCCTGTGCATTGTAGGCATTCATATCCGCAGCACCCTGCGCCTGCGCCCCACCAAACAGCGGTGCTGGGGCAACATTCGAGTTCTGCGCTGCACCCGGTACAGCAAACGGGTTGCTAACCTGCGATCCGCTCATCAGGGCGTTGATTTCGTTCAACGGAGTCTGCCTGCCCAACAGCAACTCGGCAACAGCGTCCTTGCGGCGCTGCGTGTCCATGTTGAAGTCGCGCTGGCCTTCCTGACCGGAAGCCAATATCGCTTGCTGACGGGCATCGTTGTATTGCCGGCCAATCAGGTTCTGCGCGTCATCATAGGCTTTCGTACCGGGACGGATACCTGCTGCAATCAGTTCCGAGTTGCGCTGGTCACGCTGCCCTGTCGTGTCCTCATTGACGCGGGACATGATGGCATCGTAGGCACCCTGACGGGTCTGCTCTGCGGAGCCTGGTGCTGCCGGTGCGCCACTCAGGTCAAGGTTGTTGCCGATAACGCCTTGCAGCGCCGTAGCGCCTTGTGTGCCAAGACCACCAAGCAACCCCTTGGTCTGCATCGACTGATCATACAGGGCTTGCTGTTGCGGCGAGAACGTCTGCGTCATCGTCGGACGGTCTTGCGCTGTAGCACCCTCAGTCCATGTCTGAGTCCCGTAGGGATTCACTACATTCGGGTTGTTGAGGCGCGAAGTAGCGGTTGCGGCTTCTTGGTTGGCAATGCCTTGGGCTACGGCAGCGCCGGTATAGTCGGGGGCGGGCGGCGGACTTGGTGAACACATGGGACAGTCTCCTAACGGGTTTCGCTATCAGGACTGTCGGCCCCTACGCGCAATATATGTTAAATCATGCGGCTTGTAAAGACTCTGCCGCGTCTAGGTGTTTGCTGTATTGGTGATTGATAACGCTGAACCCGATATGCTCAAGCAATCGGCAAGCGGCTGATCCCGGCTTCGCTGTGACCACGATCTCCCGCGCTCCACGCTCTCGCAACTCGGACTCAATGAACTGGTGGAACCGCAAACCATTCCTCCCTCGCCTGTACTCAGGCAGCAGGAATATCGTATCCTCTGTGGCAATCATGGTCTGCGTGTGCATCGATGGCACCAGATACATCAGGCTGTAGCCGACCATCTGACCTGTCTCGGAGTCCCGCGCCGTGAAGGTAATGAGCCATCCGGCCTTGTCGTAGCTGTTGTAACGGTCATAGGATGGCGCGTAAGGCTGCTTCCCACGGTAATACTCCATCGTTTCCTGCCAATGAGCGCGGCCAATTGCTTCAATCTCAGGCCAGCAATCGGATAACGGCTCAATGTCGTAGGTAACACTCACAGCGCGTTCCCTACCTCGAATATCCAATCCTGAGATATCCATTGAACCGTCAGGCTGTTTGTCTCAATCTTGATCTTTCCAGACGCGCAGTAGCCAAGGTCTTCGTCAGGAGAAGTCCATTCCTTAACGACTTCCATTCCTGCGGCCCAGCTAGCCACATCCCAATTACTTGCGTTCCACGACGAACTTGACGTAACCGAGTACGTTGTCGATCCGGTCATTATGTTGTCGCTAAAATCAACATCGATGTCTGTCAGGAAGGAAAGCGTACCATTCACCGTCAATACGGGCCGGAACATGTTGTACCGCTTCTGGCTTCCCATATCACCAAAGTACGAGAATGCCGTCTTGCCGTAAGCAATGATGTTGTTGGCTCCATCAATCGTACCTGTCCATGCCTTCTGAACCGTAGTTCCTGTGGCGTAGTACAACTCGCCATTGAACACAGCGAAAGTCTCGGCATTCCATGAAGTGAACTTGCACCACGCTTTTGTGATGGTGTTCATCACATACTGCTCATGAGTGCCGCCCTCAGTAATCGGGACATTCACGATCATGGCACCCTGAGCCGGGTACTGAATCGCCTCCCAGCCAAAGTTGGCACCATACGACCTAGCAGCGTCGGCAAAGGCATCTTCGATGATGTTGGTGATAGCGAGTCGATTATCAATCGTCGCCGTCTGTAGGGCCGCAGAAAGCGGGAATACACCGTTCTGCGTGATGATGATCAAATCACCACCCAACCGGGTCAGACACCTGCGGCCAAGAGGTTCGCCAATGTCGTAGACGCCAACCAGCGCCCATGCAGTAGCACTGGAAGGGTTTGTACCTTGATACACCAAGCACTCGCCCTCAGAGGTTACGAACACGGCTTTATCGTCTGAACCATCGCCGGCATCAATCGTCCAGGTTGCAGCGGCTACCAAGTAACCGCCCTTCTTTGCAACGCCACCAAGATCGAACTCGGTCAAAGCGCCGCCAGCTACCCCTGAAGCAAGATACCAGAAGGAGAGCGAGTTCTTTTCAAGAAATATCAGCCTTCCCTTGAACACAAAGGCGCTGAAAATGCTCGTCGTGGTCAGCCCGGTTAAGGCTGGAGAAGTCACACCATCAACCGCTATCCAACTTGAACCATCGTAGTAGAGAGGCTTATCAACACCATTGAACATCATCAGGTACTGGTTCGTGCCGTCAGCAAAGTTGATGCACTGGTGCTTGCCATCAGTCCTTGATGCTACAGAAGCACCCACAGCCCCTGCGCTGGATACGTCATATACGCCAGAAGGCGTGGATGCAAACATCTTGGAAGTTCCAGACATGCCGTTATACACGGCAAGCGTCTTTATTGATCCAGTAGCGCCTGTGGCATGGCTCAAATAACCACCACGAATCTCGCAGTACGAAGTCTTGGGGAACCAGTTGCTCAGAACAATAGCTTGATTCGGCTTCATTGCCGCCAGAGCATCCCTAGCGTTCCATCCACCTACAGGTGCGGAATAGGACATGGAGCGAGATACACGCTGCCTGACGCCTTTGGATCGGATTGGTGTTCTCATCAAATCACCTGTTCATGCCAATGAAGCATCCCTGAGAGAATGCTGTTACCACTGAATGATGTGCAGACAAGCGATACGTTGGGTTGCGTAGCAGTCAGGGCGTTGATCTGCGATAGCGTGAGAGGCCCACGCAGGTCAAGATCACCCAACGCGCTACCTTTCGTTGATCCACTCCCGGCCATGACGTATCCGGCATAGATCGTCACACCACCAGTGATAGCGTCAGCATTGATGTTGTACTCCGCAACGCTGTTCGTCCCGTTGCTAACCCAAGTCGCTGCGCCACCGCCTGCGGTCAAGGTTCCACCGATCACCAACTCCCAATACGATGCATTGGTCTGTGCTGTTAGAGCGATTTCAGCCAAGTCAATGTGCGCTCTGTTTGTAAGCGAGTTGTAAGTCGCCTTCGGACGTAGACTCAGTATCGGCCTACGGGTCGTAACCGTGATCGTCGTGATGCCGTTGCTTCGTGCCTGCGGGAACCCTCGCTGTTCCTCACCACCTTCCGACTGAACTGAGCAGCAGACAAACTGGATCGTGCCTCCAGCTACCGCACGGACTGTCTTTAGGAAGATTCCGTTGGCGTGATCAAAGTACCCGACTCTCGCCTCAGTCGTGGAGCCTACCGTCTTAACCTCGTAACGCACCGGCAGGTTGAACGTCTGCGTGTAGGGTACTGCAATGAGGTTAGCGTGGTTAAACGCATGGGCAGGGTACAGTAGCCCGTCGATGTCAAATCCAACGACAACCCGTCCGACGCCCAACCACTGCGCCGAGATGAACATGATCTGCGTCTTGGTGAAGTCGATGGTAAGCCCAGAAACGCCTGTACCGTCGAACTTGTCGATGTTCCAACTCGCTTGCGGAACATCGTTATCCACTATCGAACCACTAGTGCTTGTGCGCCTGACGAATGATGCTGTCGCGTTAGCGCCGGTAGCGAAGATGCCCGTCATCAGAACCAAGTGGCTCTTGCCGGGGATGTAGCGGAAGTACTGCCGGGACTGAAGGATGCTGTAATGCGTGTCGGTGCTGGAGCAGGTAATCGGAGTCATCCGAGTGTTAGCGTCACGCGGCCCAACTGCATTGCTTCCACTCGTCACGGAGCCGTCAGAAGCGCCAGTCGAGTAGGACAGCGTACCGTTTGCCGTCGCATCCCAGATTCGCAGCGTGTCGAATCCGTATTCCTGCTGACTGTCGAACAGCGTGAATGCCTGACTGACACGCAGACGGTTAAACGCATCTACTGACGCACTGTCACCAAGGCTTATCGGAACTGGGTTTGATACTGATGCTCCGCTCTCACCATCAGCACCAACCTGAGTGACAAATACAGCTTCGCTCGAAGTATCGAACCGAAAGTTTTGGTCGCCGTAGATGCGTTCAGCCACAATAATCCCTTACGGGGTGATCCACGATCCGAGAGGCACCACAACACCAGGCGATACCATCGGAGCAGGATTGCCCATGTTCAGGGTACGCTTCATCCCGTTGCGCGACAGGGCATCCATCACCTGAGACTCGTAGGTGCGGAAGTCTTCAGCGTACTCCAATCCCTTTTCCTTCTTGAACCGCCACCGCAGTCCCATCAGGACGATGGATTCAGGCAGCAATATGGTATCCGTATCCAGCGTGAAATACTGCTTGTAGGTCGTTCCGTCGGCACCGAGAATCCAGTTCTGCGAAATGTACTCAAACGCCCACGTATGGCCTGCCGTCGGAACAGGATTCGAGATCAGCCTGCCACCACGGATGCGGGCTTGATACCGTGGGCCGGTCAAATCCATAGCCTTTGCCGCTTGCCAATTTGGGCCGTCAATGACATACACCGGGAGGCGCAAGTCCCTGTCCCAAATCGTCTGGTTCTTGATGTAGTTGAACCCGTTGGCAGCAATCGTCGTGATTGCTCCTTGGTCTTCTACTGCAGTCGTGGTGTGCAGTGCTTCGAACGTGAGTTCGTTCCAATCGCCACGCTTTGACAGATCGTCGCCTTCTTCTTCCAGAAGCGCAAGAATCTGCCTGATCTGAGGATCGGTAGTGCCATAGACAGTTGCCGGGACGGATAGGTTTGTCCTACCGCAGAATCGCTGAATCGTGGTCAACATTGACATGGCAATCTACCTCTCAAATCTCTGTTTGGGCTTCCTGCTTCGGAGGACGGCCACGGCGCTTTACGGGTTCTGCAACCTCTACGACAGGCTCATCATCCAGCAAGTCGGAAGCACTGATGCCCTGCTCGACATACGGTTGTTGCATCACCTGTGGCTGCTGCGGGATCATTTGCTTCAGCGCCTCAACCTGAGCCTTCAGCCCGTCAAGCGTTGCTTTCAACTGCTTGTTCTCGGACTCAAGCGCAGACATCTGGATAGTCAAGCCTCCGTGGTCTTTCACGGAAGCCAGCCAGTTCTTCGCCTTGTTGCGGAGGTCTAAAGCGCCCATGCCAATGCGCTTCATGCCCTCGTCGTTGATTTGCGCGAGGTCTTCCACGGTCAGGCAATTGATAGCGATCAGCATCTTCTGCTGTGCCGGCGACACTACTCCCCAACCGAGGATAGGCGTACCGTGGATCGGCATCTCCTGCCCGTTCTGCCACTTCTGGTAGCCTTCTTTCCACAGGCTTGCCCACTGCTGCGGAATGCGTCCATCACGAACACCACGATCAAGGTCTTCAAGCCAACGGGTGACTTTCTGCTCAACACAGTCTTTGGAGTACGGCGGCGTCACTAAAGCGAAATCAACATCCTTCGCAATGTACCTGCCTTCGCGCAAGCTGGCTTCCTTGTCTTCGACAGGGCGGCGCTCAAAGCGAACATAGGCAGGACGTTCTTCGCGGTTAGACACTTCTCCGACGGACATGTGTAAGGCTCCTTAGTTTGCGTTGAGGGCGGTCAGGACGGCAGCGGCTTGCGTAGCCGCGTTGTCGGCAGCGGTGGTGCGGATCAGCTTGGCACGGCCCGGTGCATCGAGATTGCCCTCGACATACCACTCCTGATAGGTGCTGACCACGCCGAATTCCTGCGTGACTTTGGCATCGGTGGAACCATCTCCCAATGCGGTTTGCAACTGAGCGCCAGTAATAGCCATGTCAATCTCCTTTGGACATACAATGGGCGATATAAGGGATAAGACCATCACCCGCTACCGTGATTATTACCCCTTCCGCTGCCAATTGCAAGGCAAGGTCTTGAAACTGCTGCGCCTGCGTTGCCATCCATGCGGCGCACTTGAAGGTTCGATCCCCGACAGATACCTCTACCGTAACATCCTGATCGTTCTCTGGTTGTGCGTAAGCGTGATGGTTCTCGGAATAACTGGAGTCAAATCCATGCAGGTGAATAGTCCTGTACCCCTGCGTATAGGCAATCGCCATCGCTGCAAGCCCAACAGTAGTGCCAGAACTTATCAGGTGAGCAACCCTGTCAGCCGGAAGAATGCTGCTGATTCCTTCGGTGTTCATGTGGAAAAGCGTGGTGTTGCCACCTGACTTGTCGAATACTGATGGGTCGCACTGTGAGGCTAGAAATCGTTCCTTGCTCCACCACGAATTCATAAATCGCTCGTTATGCGCCCTAGCGTCAATCACCACATGGATGTCAGGCCGAATACCATGCTTGTTCAGATATTCGGCAGTGCCATTCAGAGCAATGACCGTCTGGCCTAGTAAATGCCGCCACTTGACTTCTGGTAAGGTGCGCTCAAGCGACGGCCCACCGGCAACGATCACGGCATGACTATCATGCGCCGACTTCAGTTCAAGCCACGGCAAATCACGGGAGCAGGCTGATAAAACATTTTCCTTGACTGATTCAAAGTCTGTGTTAGCGCGTACTTCCAGTTCTGTGCTTGTGTTACCGCCAACCTTCCATACGCCGGCAACCCACGACTGACCGCAATTACTAGGCTTAGGCTGACCGTGGAAGCAGACAACGCTAGTTCCTTTCGGAGGGTACGGCTTGCAGGAAACTTTGTAGCTGACGAATTTGCCGGGGTACAGATCTTGAAGAATGTCAATCTCTTTTGCGAAGCGCCCTTGGTCAAGATTGTTCAGCCACCATAGGTCGCCCATCGCATGACGCGGCTTACCTTGAGCTACCCATTCTCCCCACACAGATCCTGCGAAGTCGCCGGCCTCCCATGCGATTATTGCCGGGCCGAGTTGCTGCGGATAGTAGAAGTCTCTTAAAGTAGCAAACTGGCCGTCGTATTTTGCAATCTCGTCAATGTTGCCGACTACCAATGTGTCCAAGTCCATGAACAGGCATCTAGCCCCATCACGGAACAGACCTCGCTTGAACATGTAGAGTTTCCCCCACCACGTTTCCAAATCTGGCGGCAACGGGATAACTTCTACGCCATCATCAAGCCCGGTCGGGTCATCGGTAATGCACCAGAACTTACCTGGAAATCCTTCGGTCAGGCTCCTGCGAACCATATCAAACAGGATATTGACGTACTCTGGGCCGTAAGCCTTTCCTGCTTTCAGACAGATGACATTCAGCATGTCATTACTACCGTCCAAGGTATGTGCTTATTGTAGGTGGTTATCTTCTTGAATCCTGAGATCATCTCTGGATAGTGCGCGTGTTGCATAGCCGCGTCGGAGTCGTGCATGACTATTGTGTCGCAATGCTTCGCTAACTCAGGAAGCCACTGGATTCGATGGAATGTGAGTTGTTCATTGTCTAGGAAGATCATCCCGTATCTTCCAGAGGGAACCCACGATCCCCAATCAACCAACTCAACTTCAGCAAAGTCTGTGAATTGCAAAGCCCATTCAGGGCTGGATGACTTTACGAAAAGGTTGTCTCCGCGATGCCTTACTACTGCGGAAAGTATCGGTGTGGAGTAGTTTCCACAGCCTAGCTCAAGAATGTTCCCTTTTGATTCCAGTGCTGCATTCACCAGTGCTTCAAGGTGCGTTGCATAAGGATCTAGCATTAGAATTTATCATCCCTGAAAATGACTATGAGCATGAGCGCCCAAACGACCAACAGGATTGTAAACGAAAGCATGAGCTTTATACTACCCACCCCTTGTGAGGGCGGGTAGGTAAAACTCACGTCTTAGGTGATCTGCCCTTGCGAAGTCGGGGCATTGATCGTCACAACAACCGTGGAGGTGGTGGTAACAACCGTGGTCAGGTTTGCCGTCTGAGCGCCGAGAACCTGCTGCCCAGAAGAGGCGAGAACCTTGATACGGCCAGCGGTAGCCGAGATGAACACCGGAACTTGCGGCGTAACCGCAACACCGGTCTTCTTGATAACCGCATTGCCACGGATTTGATACCACCCGTAACCTGCGGCGAGGTTTGCCGACATCGCAACTGCCAGCGGCTGACCCTTGTTCTCACTGTTGGTAGTGGTCATCAGGGCGGTTTGGTAAGTGGTTGCGTTGTAAACAACCAGATCACCAACGGTGGTGGAAGCAACTCCGAGCAGGTAGATGAACTCGCCCTGACCGTAGGTGGGGTCGGTTGCAGTCACCTTAGTGCCGAGCGGATGAACCGCCGTAGAGCTGGTGCTGGCGATGGCTTGAGCGCCGGCTTGGGAATGAATTGCGTAGGTCATGATTTTCTCCTTTTGTCCGGTTAGGCCAGAGCCAAACCTTGTTGATGACGGTTGGAGCAAGTCAGGTTGCCCATCCACAGGATCGGAACCACATCGCCGTCTTGGTTGATCGGACGCTGCGAATCCACGATCTCCAGATCGGCGTCACGATGCACAACCAGTTCCAGATAGTTCGAGTTCAGGAAGTAGGCGTGGGTCGTGGGGATACCGGAGTTGCCGTCGAAGTAGACGTCGGCGTTCTTGTACTTCAGGGAAACCAGGCCGGCATTGGCGCTTTCGGAACTCATGTAGCGCTTGATGCTGGTCTGCGAAGCCTCGAAATACTTGTAGAACGTGTTGTCCATCACGATCAGGTCGGGCTGGTCATCGGGGCCGCGATCCAGATTGAGCCACAGCGGAAGCATGATGCTGTTCTCAATGGTGGTAGCCGAGGCAGTCACCGAGTTGTCCGAGCAGTCGAAAATCTGGCTTTTCCAGAACGTATAGACGCCAGAGTCGATGCCGCCGACAGTGCCGGTGCCGAGATCGGAAACCAGAGCCTGCAGACCGTTGATCTGGTTGGACAGGGTGCCAGCCGAGTACAGGTCGGACGAGAAGTTGTTGTTGAAGGTGCGAATCGCATTCTTCATCTTCGACTTCGCCAGCGAGAAGATGCGGCTCTCACCGGAGTTGATGCGCTTCTCGCGGCCAGAGGCAACGATGTTGACAGCGATCTGACGCCACTGGTATTCGGCGGCGCTGATAACGTCGGACGCGCCGATGTTCAGCAGATCCCAGTCGCTGTAACGCTGGTAGGTCGAGTTCTCGGCATAGTCGAGCGGGGTGACGATGGTCAGGCCGCCGTCTTCGCTGCGATAGTTGCCGCGCTTGTACATGTGCTTCAGAAGGGCGTTGCGGTTCGTGAGGTTGTCCTTGACATCCTTGCGAACCTTGCGGAAGGTGGAAGTCACCAGTTCCGTGAAGGTGCTGTTGGGGCTAGCCATGATTGGCTCCTTTAGGTTGTGCTACGAGTTAATGACGTGATTTGATTTCGCGCATTGTTTCTCTGAGTGCGCTATCCAGACCAGACATCGTTGCCCGTGGCCCTGTAGGAGTCCGTTGGCTGTCCCGATTTCTGAGATTTACTGATGCTGCCTTCTTCTTTGCTTCTGCTTCGGCAATCGCCTTTGCTTTCAACGCCGCTTGCTGTTCTGTCTGAACACGCGACATCTCCTTCTGGCGAGTGACCGGATTTGCCCATACTGCCTTTTCATACGCATCTTCCAGCGTAGCACCGTTCTTCAACAGGGCCACGATTTCTTCCGAAACCTCGTCAAAATACGCATGTTTCGGGTCAGATGCGAACGAATTGACCTCATTCTGAATCTTATTTCGTTGTTCGTCAAGTTGTTGCTGATTACCTGACTGAATCACCTGTTTGATGTTGTGCAGTTCGTCCTGAAGCTGCCGAACCATCGGATCGACTTGCTGCTGACCTTCCTGCGACTGCATACCGCCCAAATCAACCCCGTACTGCCGGGCAAGGCTCTGGAAGTACTCAGCCTTCTGCGTGGGGTTCGATACCGACAGTTTGTAGTGCGCGTTCAGCAGCGTCTGGACGGCTTGCGGAGGATCGATGCCCTGAGCCTGGATCAGCGCCATGTACGGAGTGATTGCCTCCTTCATCTGCTTGCCGTATCCGGCATCACCCTTGTACTGCTCCAGCCCGTCGAGCATCTGCTTCTCTCGGACAGTCCAGTAGTCTTGGGCCTCTTTCGGCATCTTGCCCCAGTGGTCGTGCATCTCCTTCGGCCACGACTTCGGGGCGGTGCTGACGATCTCCGGTTCCTGCTGCTTAACAGGTTCCTGAGTTTCCGGTTCTGCGCTCAGTTCCGGCGCTTCGCTCTCAGGATCGTTGCTTGGCTCATGGTCGGGAAACAGGTCTGCCGCAAGATCGTTGGAAGTGCTTTCAATGTCAATTCCTTCGGACTCTACGGGACTGCTGTCGGCAATCGCTTCGACTACTGCTTCTTCGCTCATGTGATCTCCTGTGGGTTAGTTACGGACTACATCAACATCAAAGTGTTCCATCTCTGCGGCCAGCTTCTCTTTCTTTACTGTCGGCATCTCGTAGATGGTCTTTTCGACATGCTCATCGACCTTCTTGTCGAGTTCCGCGTCTTCCCGTGCGACACGCTTGTTCTGTTCAGCAATCAGACTCGGTTCGTAATCCACGCAGCCTGACGCAGCCATATCCTCACGTCTTTGGGCTTTCCCGGTGATCCACCGTCCCGTCGTGGGAGACTGATACGCAGGAAAGTTAGTGGCATCGATGTTGAACATGCAAGCCGAGATCACCCGGTGCGCCTGTGCGTTGCACTCGCATATCTGCGGCTCGTCAAGGTTCGCCAGTTTGATGAATCGGTCGAACTTGTGACCGTTCTCACACAAAAGGTTGTAAAGCGGCATGTTATTTCTTCGGAGGGCGCTTGCCCTTGCCTTTGCATCCCATGTCAGTCTCCTTCGGTTTCGGTGGATTCTTCCTTAGACTCTGCTGCCTCTTTTGTCGCCCTCGCGTTGATCATGGCTATCTGAATCTGCGTATCAGCCTGTATCCTCGCCATTTGCAGTTGCGTATCCTTCTGAATATTGGCCTTCATCTGCTCAATACTGCGCTGGGATGCCAACTTGGCACCATCGACTTCCTGCTGTGCCTGCAACTTGGCTCTCTCAAGGTTCATGTCCATCTGCGCCTGCATCTGCGCCGCCCTTACTTCAAGCGCCATCTCTGCCTGCCTGCTCTGGAACTCCATCTGCAACTTTTGCTGTTCCTGCGCTGCGGATTGCTGCATTTCAGCCTGTGCCTGAGCAGCGGACTGTTGCATTTCAGCCATCTTGATCTTGGCTTCCTGCTGCTGCTTCGCCATTTCAGCCTGCGCTGCTGCTGCTTCGGCATTGCCCTTCTGCGGCGGCTTCATGTTTTTGAAGTGGTCTTCCACCTCAACACCAAACCGGAACCTGCGAACCACAGCAAGCAACAGCGACTGCGATGCTTCGAACGGCATGGCACCGGACTCAACCATCGGCGTCAGGCCAGCCATCAACTGCCCCATCGCGTTCATAAAGTCACCGATTTGCTTCTGGTCTTCGGTAGCCTCAACGTCAATGGTCGAGTTGGTTTCGATGTCTATCCGGTATGCCCTCTGAACGTCATTCTTGAGCAGTTCAAGAACCTGCTCCCACTCAGGAGCAGACAGGGCTTTCTCAATCTGCGGATCAATCGGCGGCGGCGGTGAGGGTGGTTGCCCCATCTGTTGAGCCATCATTGCCTGTTGCTGTGCTTGGGCTTGTTGCGCCTGCATCACCATCTGGGCCTGCTGCTTTTGCTGCGAAGTCACGAACGGCAGGCCGGTAGCGGAAGCCCATGTCTCAACCGAGAACTTGGTAGCGGCAATCTCCAGCATGATCCGCAGCACATCACGGGAGTACCTCTGCACTTCCTTCTGCAACCGCTTCAACCGCATCGTACCCCACGACTCCTTGATCTTCTGTGCGCCAAGAGTCTCGGAAGCGACAGACTGACCACGGATGATGTCGGAAACGCCGGTAATCTCGTAGATCACCCGCTTGCACTGCTCACGGGCCGCAACCAGATTGGTCGCTACGGTGATCAACTTCTCCAGCGGCATAAACCAGATAGCGTTGTCCAGACCCTTCTCTGTGGATAACTGCGATGCGGAGTCCGTTGGGATCAACGTATTGTCAGCACCCTCGAACAAGTCACCCAACTGTGCGCTCAAAGCGCCGTCATAGACGCCACGCACCTTCAGCGCCTCGACTACCCGGCCAATGCGGGTGGTGATCTTGTTCAGTTCCTTCGCCTGGTTCTCGTACAGCTTGTACATCGCCACCGGCAGCAGATCGTTCGATTTCTCAATGAACTGCAACGGTCGAGGGCAGTTGAAAAACCCTGTCAGGCCGAGCGGATCGTCTTCTTCCTTGAGGTATCCGTCGTTGTACGCCGGGGAGATGTACAGTATCCGCTTACCGCCAGCCCTGTCCCAAATCTGATACACAAGCGCCGTCTTGCGGCTACCTTGGGCATCGGCGTCATCGCGGCCTCCCGTTCCTGTCCCTCTGGAGCCAGAATCATCCTCGTCTTCATCTTCACCTTTCGTGAAGGTGATGTTTTTTACGACATCCTTACCGAACAAACGGGTACATTCTTCCTTGTCCAGATACTCCTCGTATGCCATCCACGGAACCTTCGACCACTTATTCGCATAGCCGAAATACACCTTGTCCCACCCACGCGAGTCAGGGCATACCTGCTCCCACTTCATTACCGGGGGGTCTTCAGAGCCTTCTTCAGGGTCGATAATCTCGGCATCGTACTTGATCGACGTAACACCCCTGCCGGGAAGCAATCCATCAAGCGTGGCGTACCGCATTGCCTGATCGAATGTCTCGTAGCCTTCCACATTGGTATCGCACAGGAACTCCAACATTCTCTGCGCGGCCATTGCCGACGCTTTGCCTACCGGGTCTTCATCCTTGAACCGGCGCTGCACAACCGGACGCGGCGTCTGCGAGAACAGCGCCGGCAGCAGTGTTTCGACGTTGCTGAACAAAATATTGAACGGGATTTTGTCTGGACACTTGCCAGAATATATCTCAATGACCTCTTGGCCGTCTTTACGGTAGTCTTTTTCGCGCTTCTTTGCGCTGGCAATCTCGCCCAACCAGTGCCTGACTTCTTCCGAAGGCTCTTTCTTCTTGTCTACCGTTATGTTTGCCATATCTTTTCCTTATGTCTCAGCGGTTTCCATCGGAATCCTCGCCTGACGGACGCAAAAATACTCTATATCTCGCAATAAATCAATCACCACTCCTCGCCATCCTCATTCGCTTGAAGTGGTCATTCTTGATCTGACCCATGTGCAGACCAACAACATTGCCAGCCATCAGCCTCTGCTCGAACGGCTGTTCTGCCGTCAGCGCCTTCGATCTGCGCCATGTCACCGCCACTGTGCGGAACCCGTCTGCCGCGTGGCTAGCCCCGTCATGCTTCGGCGTCGAGGCAAACACATTGTTTTCCTCATCGAACTCACGCCGGTATGCCTTCAGGTGGTCAATCCCTATCTCGCACCTGTCACCATCAAACCTGCACTTAGGCAACGTAGCCCGTGCTGCCTGGATACCCTCCTGCACATCCAGCCTTGGCGCAATCGCAAACCGGCCCAAACAGTCGTTGTGATCCTTGTTGAACTCAATGAACTGCTGCAGGATCGACTTACCACCCGCCGCAATAGTCCGTGGCCGGGCATCGTGCGGTAGCCAGTGTGTCCCATATCGGTATCCAAGCTGATCGTGCTTGTTTTTCAGCGCCAGAGCGTAAAACTCGACATCCTTGAAGTTGTCCTCAAGGTAATCAATCACATTCAACTCATCACCAATGACCTGATAGAACCAGAACACCGTGTCATCGTCAAAGCCCAAGTCACTTCCAGTAAATACCGGGTATCCATCCGTGTGCGGCACCACTACCGGAGTGGCCTCTGTCTT